ACGAAGATTCATGACGATCAGAGAGTGCAGTCGCCTACAAAGCATGGGTGGGTTGGCTCACTTGCCGGCGACACAATCTAGCGCATTCAAGGCTCTCGGCAACGCAGTCAATGTTGATGTTGTCCGTGAGATTGCACGACACCTCTTGATGAGTGACGACTCATCACCTGTCGCTGATCTCGAAGAAAATCGGTTCTCGGCGGCGACTGAAAAGTTCGCTGTCCTCGCAGAGTGTAGATTAGGAGGAATGTAGATTGGCACCCAGAACAGTTGACATACGACCTGGCGTCAGTGTTCTGGCCGTTTTGCGTCATCTCAACTACAAGCCCTGGTTTGCGCTTGGCGAGTTTGTCGACAACGCTGTTGAGAGTTTTATCAAACATCGCGCAGCACTGGAGGCAACTCATTCGGGTATGCTCAAGCTCCGTGTCGATATCGACATCGACACCGCCGCGCCTGCTCGTATCTCCATCAAGGATAACGCTGCTGGCATCTTTGAATCAGAACTCGGAAGAGCCTTCAGGCCAGCTGCCATCCCGCCGGATCGGAGCGGGCTCGCAGAATTCGGCATGGGCATGAAAAGCGCCGCATGCTGGTTCGCACCGAGATGGGGCGTTCGAACCTCGGCGTTTGGCGAACCTATCTGCCGCACCATCCGATTTGATATAGCCCGTATCGTCAATGATGACATTAAGGAACTCGCAATCGCAGAGGCTCAAGAAAAATCTGAAACCCATTTTACTGAGATCACTCTTGAGGATATCTTTCACGTTCCGGTTGGCCGTACGATCACGAAGCTCAAAGAGCATCTGACGGATATCTACCGGGAATTTATTCGCACTGGGCTGCTTGAGCTACGCTTCAATGGCGAGGCGCTAAGCTACCGCGAACCGAAGGTCCTAAGTGCCCCCTTCTTCAGAGACAAGGCAGGTCCAGACCGGCTTTGGCGAAAGGACATTGAGTTTGATTTTGGTGAAGGGCTATCAGTGCATGGCTTTGCGGCCCTACGTGAAACGGCAAACACAGCGAAGGCCGGATTCTCGCTTTTTCGACGGGGGCGCGTGATTCAAGGCACAGGTGACGAAGGATACCGGCCTGACTATATTTTCGGAAGCTCTAACAGTTACCGCTATCAAAGATTATTTGGTGAGCTACATCTCGATGGATTTGAGGTCAGTCATACCAAAGACGGCTTTCGATGGGATGAAAACGAGCAGCCGTTTCTGGAACTCTTACGCGAATATCTTGATGACGGTGAAATCCCGTTGCTCAAGCAGGCAGAAGGTTATCGTGCTCGTGTGGCTCGAGTTCAGCTTCAGGCCATTGCCAGGCAGGCAGTCACCAACACCACCCGTGCCATGGCCACACGCCTGCCAACTGCACTACCTGCGATTGCCGCTGCCGGAACAGTCGATACGCCCGAGGAGGAATCCCCCGCGACCGCACTTCTGGCCGATCGGCAGTTCGATATTCGCTTCCACGACAAGAATTGGTCAATCCGCGTAGCGTTAAGTAACGACCCAGCCGAGAGCCAGTGGCTGTTGATAAGTGAGAGCACTGAAACTCTCACTAATCCACGCCGTCTCAGCATTCGCGTTTCCATGGCGCACCCATTCATGGTGCGTTTTGCCCAGACTGACCGAGAGGATGTCGAGGGCCTACTGCGGATAGCTTCGGCCATTGCATTGGCAGAAGTACTAGCTCGCGATTCTGGAGTTCGAAAAGCGGGAACGGTGCGACGTAATGTCAACGACATTCTAAGAGACGCTCTTTCAGAGCCATGACCGGGAGAACGCCAGTATGTCCGATGACGGTCCGATTATCGTAGAGCCAGCATCTAATCAAGTTGGTCAGGGCAACTGGTCGCCAGAAGCCGGCCCCGAGACGGTCGATTTTCTGACGAAGAAGGTGCCTGCCGAAAGTCGTCATACAGTCCTGGATGCTGCTGTTTCAATCTTAGCAAAAGGGACGCCGCCCACAGCAGCAACTGGCCAGGAAACAGGGCTGATCGTCGGATATGTTCAAAGCGGCAAGACAATGTCGTTTGAGACTGTGGCCGTACTCGCGCGTGAAAACGGCTATCAGATTGTTATTGTCGTTGCCGGCGTATCCAACCCCCTTCTCGAGCAGTCGGTTGGGCGGCTACGCCGAGATTTCGGGCTTGATGATCCGAATCAAGCAAGACAATGGATTCAGTTTCAAAATCCAACCAATGACGATTCGATAGTTCAGGCCATCCGAGATGTCATAAATGACTGGCGTGATCCAGGCACGCCTGATGAATACAAAAAGACAGTTCTTATTACCGTTTTGAAGCATCATCGCCGCTTGCAAAATCTAACAAACTTGGCCAAAACGCTCGATTTGCAGGGAGTTCCCGTGCTGGTCATTGATGATGAGGCCGACCAGGCAAGCCTTAATACTGAGGTCGCTCAAGGACAGGAAAGCACAACTTATCGCTGTTTGATGGCACTTCGCCAGGCGCTTCTCAACCACAGTTACCTGCAGTACACAGCAACACCTCAAGCACCGTTACTCGTAAGCATCATTGACTCGCTCTCACCCAACTTCGTTCAAGTTCTTGAACCAGGCGAGGCCTATGTCGGGGGGCGTGAATTCTTTGCCAGCAATCTCAATTACGTGCGTGTCATTCCTCCGCAGGATGTTCCTCTCCGATCCAATCCTCTAAGCGAGCCTCCAGACTCATTGCTCGGCGCGCTGCGTGTCTTCATGGTTGGCGTGACTGCCGGCATCCGCATGAGCCACAATACCGGCAATCGTTCGATGCTGGTTCATCCCTCACATCTCACGGCCCAACATCAAGAATTTTATAACTGGGTCCGCGAAATCTTTGAGGAATGGAAAAGGATCCTTACCCTTCCTGACGGCGATCCTGACAAGACAGAGCTAATAGAGGACCTTCGCGGTGCTTATGATGATCTCGCCAGAACAGCCGGCGAGATTCTGCCGACATTTGCCGAACTCGTGCCCTCATTCTCTCTTGCATTCCGTAATACACGAGTTCTGGAGGTTAACGCACGTGCTGGGCGCACCCCCCCAGTCGATTGGCGAAGCGCTTACGGCTGGATTCTAGTTGGTGGGCAGGCCATGGATAGAGGATTTACCATTGAAGGACTGACAGTCACCTATATGCCAAGAGGGATTGGCACTGGGAATGCCGATACTATACAACAGCGCGCACGCTTCTTTGGATACAAGAGGCCATACCTTGGCTTTTGCCGTCTCTACCTTGAGCAAGGCACATTAAGTGCTTTCCAGAACTATGTTGAACATGAAGAGGATATTCGCGGCCAACTTACAACATTTCAAGAGTCAGGCAGGCCACTTGACGAATGGAAACGAGCCTTTTTACTTGACAGAGCCTTACGTCCATGCCGTCAGCAGGTGCTTGAATTCGACTACATGCGCGGACGCTTCTCTGATACCTGGGTTTCACCGCGCGTCGTGCTTGCTTCTCATGCCGTCCATCAGATGAACCGCGAGATCGTAGCAGGGTTTGAAGGCCAGCGACAGTTTTCGCCTGACGAAGGCCATTCTGAGCGCACTGATGCTCAGCGCCATGAAATCTGCCGCGATGTCCCGTTGCAAGAAGTCATGGAGCAACTACTCGTGCGCCTCCGGATCACTGGGAACACCGATTCGCAGCGCAACACCGGCCTGCTTCTTCAACTCAGCAGAGCGCTCGAAAAAGACCCTGACGAGCCTTGCACCATCTACCGGATGAGTCCTGCCGTAAGACGTCAGCGCGGCGTCGATGATAATGGCGAAGTAACTAATCTCTTTCAAGGTGAATCTCCTGTTCACCCGCCTGAACGACGTGGTGATATATATCCCGGAGACCGCGCGCTTCGTGATCAAGATACAGTGACGGTGCAAATTCACACCCTAGATCTCACGCAGGACGGCGCTGTCATCATGGAAAACGTGCCTGTTATCGCCGTCTGGATTCCGGCTCGGCTTGCGCGTGCATGGATTAGCCAGGACCAGCCTGCTTAGGGCGACGGATGACTGGTTCGCTTGAAACATTATTTGAGACGATTGTCGCTCCTGTCGTTACCAATGCAAACAAGCCGCTCTACGCGGTGTTGCCGGTTCTCGGCTATCAGAGCTACTACGTCGGCAAAGATAACGAGGAGCGTGCTTGCCTTCTAGTCGCAACGATTAACCAGAAACGACGCCAGCCATCGCCAATCCGTCTTGAAAGCATCGATGTTCAATTTGATTTGCCTTGCCACCTGACCTGGGGGCAGGTTCGGAAGGAAGGATACTTCACCGTCATTCGCTGCCGCGCCCACGACACAGAAACCATTCGCTACTTCCTTTCAGTATGCGAAACAGTTCTGCGCATGGCGGGTGATGAGCCGGACCAGGCGACCGTATCACTCGCCGTGCACCGGCTCGCCTCGATTTTTCAGAAAGCTCAAAAACCGCCTACCCGGACCGTTCAAGGTCTATTCGGGGAATTGTTTCTGATCTTTCGCAGTTCAAACCCCATCAGGACACTGTCCGCTTGGCGTGCGGACGAGACCGCCCGTTTTGATTTTGTCGATGGTGACGTCAGACTTGATGTAAAAGCAACTAGCAAACGCCAGCGTTCGCACGTCTTCTCCTACGAGCAATGCAATCCGCCACCTGGCACCATCGCCGTCGCAGCTTCACTGTTCGCAGAGCGCGTATCAAACGGCTTAAGCATGCGCAAAATAATTGCCGGGATCGCTTCAGATGTTGCCTCCAACCCGGATCTTGTTTTTAAGCTACACGAGGTTACGGCATCCACGTTGGGCTCAAGTCTCAATGAAGCCCTAGAAGTGACCTTCGATGCAAAGCTCGCGGAATCATCACTCAAATTCTTTGATCTCGCAGAATTACCAGCTATCCGCAGTAATTTACCAGACGGCGTCAGCGAAGTGCGATTTCGCTCTGATCTTTCCGTTGTGGAGTGCCTATCTGCTCAGATGCTGATGGACCGTGAACCGATATTCTGGGACCTTCTGCCCCTGGAAAGTCAAGGCCGTTAGGTGTGCTTCACCTTGCTTTCTTCTTGAATCATTAAATTTAACTTCAAAGAATAACCACACATATACGACATGCAAAATAATTTTAAAAAAACACTCAAGAACCCTACCTGGTCTCGTGACGAACTCATTCTTGCTCTAAATCTCTACATGAAGCACAGAGGGACAGCACCAAGGAAGAACGATCCAGAAATCCTAGATCTCTCTTTACTCTTAAACAAATTGGGTGACTTACTAGGCAAACACAACGATACATTTCGAAATCCTGCAGGCGTTTACATGAAATTGATGAATTTTCGTCGGTTTGACCCAGACTTTATTGTCCAAGGTAAACTTGGATTAAAACAAGGCAGTCACGACGAAGAGATTGTGTGGCAAAAATACGCTAATCGAAGAGAAGAACTTCAACGCATTTCTTCGACAATAGCCGCAAACATTGAACTCGGCGATAAAAACTCAAACGAATTATTCCAAGACATGGAAAATTTTTTTGAAGCTGACGAAGGGCAGATTTTAGCGCGGCAACATATGGTTAGAGAGAGGTCTCGAAAACTTGTCGCTAAAAAAAAAGCTTCCGTTTTAAAAAATAAAGGCAAATTAGAATGCGAAGGCTGTGGCTTTAACTTTGAATATATGTATGGCGAACGTGGCAATAGCTGCATCGAAGTACATCACACAAAACCACTTATGAGCCTTATGCCTGGCACAAAAACTTCGACAAAAGACCTAGCTCTTGTCTGCGCTAATTGCCATCGCATAATACACGCTAAAAAACCATGGCTCACTATTATGGAACTCCACGCCCTGCTTCTGCACAAACATTAAGCTTAATCGGATCGGCTACAATAAATCATTTGGCATCCCCATAGCCACAAGTGCCGCCCTCCGTTTCTCCGGCAAAGGCTCCGAACAACTCACCAGCCACTTCCCCGGGGCGCTTTTATGCACCCCCATCCGGCTGGCCAGGCTGGCCAGGGTCATGCCCTGCCCCCGCAGCCAAAGCCGCAGTCGTTGCTCCCTGGGGAGCATCGACCAGTCCGCCGGCAGGGCCAATCCACGCGGCAACGTCATGGGATCTCGAACCTCTGGCCAGTCCACCGGACCCGCCCTACGCCAACCAACTTTTGGATCGTGCGCGGATTTTCCCCCGGAGGCACGTCAAGTTGCAGCTTGAGCAACGCCTCGAAATGCGCGGCATACTCGTAGCACCGCTTCCTGATATCCCGGCCCACGTGGTTGTCGAAAAGCAGTTGAATTTTCCCGTCAACCAGGGAAACGCGCGCCCCCTTGGAGCGCAACACCGCAAGCGGATCGGTCAGCCCTTTGCGGCACGATCCGTAAGCCACCTTGGACGTCAGCATCTACGCCTCCGACCAGGCCACGCCATCCCGAGCGCTCAGGACGCACGCCGAGTCGTTGGCTTCGGCCACGGCTTTCTTCCCGGCCAACCGCGCCTTCTCGATTCCACGCCCATACTGCTGCCATCGTTCGGCGGCGGCCAGTATGGTCATTGCGACCTCATGCGCAGTATCCGCCGTGATGCCGATCTCATTGAAAATATCAGGATATTCCGCCTCAGTCGGGTCCGGATCTTGAACCAGGGCGGCTGCTTGGACCGCTTTGGCCTGATAGGCCGCCATTTGCCCTGACCCGGGCGTCAGGACCGCCAGACGTCGCGTTTCGGCCCTGGCGTCAATGGCTTCGCAGGCGGCCGTCCGGAGCTCCTCCAAGGAGACGTCCAGCGGCGTATTGATATCCATCGCCACCCCCGAGGTCACGCGGATCACATGACAGCCAGGGTACTTGTCAACGACGTCCTGGTCATCGTTATGGGTGGCCACCAGGCGCAGATCCCGGTTCAGAACGACTTTCATGGGGAACCTCCTTGCGCATCTCAAAACACCCAAAGTCCCAGGCGGGGCTCCCGGACCAACACAACCGCACCCCTTTGTTTCCGTTGTAGAAAGTCGGCAGCGGCCGGAAATAAAGACAGAGGGAACACGGGGGATTGTCTGATCGCTTCAACTCAGGAGGCCGGAGCAAACCCGATGAGGGGCGAGCCTTATCCTCTTCATCCCAATGTTCCTCATCTTCACACGCCACGGCAAAAATATTGGACTCTTCCAGCGGCGGCATCGCATCCGGGACATTGCTCCGCGCCTTGGCGCAAGCCCGCATGATTCCATCAACAGCTTTTTCAATCACAGGAGCATCTGCCGCATATTCTTCGCTGGTTTCCAAAGCCTCGCCGGTCGCCCGGTTTTCGCGGACAAAGCGTGCAACTTCGTCATTAACAACCAGACAGGCTGTACCTCGAATGCCTCGAAATTCCTCATGATCAACAACAGTAAAGCCCAACATATGGCACCACTGGACCATCGCCTGTGGTCTTTTATGCCGCAATGAACTCTCAGCTCGTTTGTTGTATTCGAGCATGAGGTACTTTATCCCCAATCGGCCATATTCGACATCAGGCGTCAAGGCTGACAACGTTTCTGCGAGCGCTTGCTGCGCCGGATCGATGGCATCGGGAAGAGGAGGATCGAGACTTTCCCACTGCGTGCACCGCAGACAGGCCGGTGGCCTGGTAGGAACATTCTTCAAGGATGCAGAGAGAGGCCTCGTGCGGTTTGCACGGCACTGAATGACGGATATGCGGGCCGAAAGACCAACGCAATCAAACATCGTAGGTTCATTCATAAAAGGGCTCGATCTGGAAACACGGCTTTTAACAAGCGATGCCAATGCGACAGATCACGAAACCAAGGACGGCTGAGCTGTTGCCCCGCAGTACCTCTCGCTACCTTACGCCGCCTAGCAATCACGGTACCTGACCCTGCGCTAACGAACCTTACCGGGCCTTTGCCGTACGTTGCATGTCCGTTTAAGCGGCATCGAACGCGAATCGTCCGTATCCGCCACCACGGAACTGACCGAGCCCCTTGAACTGACCGTATTCAAGAAGCTGCTCTATGACAACCCAGGAAAGTTCCTCATGCGGCAGCAAACCAATAATAATCTCAAAAGAAAGTTCTGGGTTGATTATTTCGGAACTTGCTAGGCATGTACGAGGACCTTTCATGCTCATCGTCTGCAGAGGTCGTTCATAAATACCATCGGGGGTGCGTCCTAAATGAATAATCCTGGGGCCTATATACAAAAATTGTGACAGCTTACTGCGAAGATTCTTGATCCCTTTCTTCTTGCTGCGCGCCCCTTTTGAGAAAACTTCATATTCGATAATACTTTTTAAAGTATTTCCCGCTTCTTTCATGAAACCCATGAACTGATAATCCATCAGGCAACACTGATCTTTGTCATCCCGAAGAAACACTGTCGTTTTCGGAAGTGCTTCTTCCGGGAGCATGGCCGTTTCCTCTGCTCCTTCCTGGTCTGGCTCGGGAGCCTTACTCGCTATAAAATCCTGGTATACTTGCTTCGATGACGGCAGGGAGCCAAGCAACGGTTCAATCATTCGGATATTATAGGTCCGATACTGGACGCGATCGCTCAAGGACATAGCTTTCCTCCAAAAGAGTTCAGACAATATGCTGGCGTACTTGCTGCCAATCAGTCTTCACCGTCATGCGAACTAACTCCAGGGCGTAGTTTCCACGACCGGAGTCGACAGACGGATGTCCCGAGTGATGGGACAGAACGCCCTGACGGTGCGCTCAATGGGGCAACAATATCGGACAGCGCGGGCAAGCGGGCACGACAAGCGGATCACCTCAAGACCAAGCGGCGCGGCCGGGCCTACGGCCATGGCCAGGGTCGCGGCCTCCGCCGAAGCCACCCCCGCAGACTCCTTGTACCCCGAAGCCAGGACGTAAATGATTGACGCCGCTGCCGCCTCGTACCCGGCGTATCCTCCAAAGGAGCCGTCCGCGAACGCCTGGGCAAGAGCCAAGACACCGACCGTCCCAAACGCCCGTTTGCGACCTGATATGTCCACGGCTGCCCGGAAGTCCGCCGCGCCGTTCCCCAGGGCCACCTTCTGCGCCAGGCCCCCGACCTGGTTGCCTGAGCGGGCGAAGGATGCACCGGAAGCTCCTTTGCTCCCCGTGGCAAGAACTGAAGTGAGGCCCCCAGCAAAAGCGGCACCGCTCAGGGGCGCTTTTCCGACAGCCGAAACCAGGACTTGTGAAAGGATCGCAACTTGGCCGCAAGCCCTCTTCTGTCCTGCACCAGCCGTATCAGGCCGGACCATACAAGCCGACGCGCTTCTCCCGGCCTTCTCGCCAATGGCGGTGGCCGTGGCCGGGACAATCGAAGCCGCCCCCCCGTACACCTGACGCGACCCGGTGGCCACGCATGGAGCCGAAGCATGACCCGAGGCCTGACCAAACACACGCTTGCGCCCAGCCGCAACGGCGTCAGAGGCTGCAAGGGCGGCTCCATGCCCAAGGGCCTGCTGCCGCCCTGCAGTATGAACTTGGTCCGTGGATGCGGCCTCGGCATGTCCGTGGGCATCCTTGAAACCATTCCCCGCACCAAAGGTCGCTCCATGCGTGGATGCGACGCCCCTGCCCTGCTTTGCCCCTGAGGCAACTGCAGATGTGATGCCCGTCGCCGCCGCATCGCCAGAAGCGGATTTCGCTTCTGGCGGTTGCCAGGCCGCATTGTAGTCGACCCAGGCGGTATTATAATTAACCCAGGGGCTAAGCATGGAGCGCCCTCTTCTTAATCAGCCAACGAGACGGTAAAGGCTGTCAGGTTGTAGGTGCCCTGGCCGGTAAAGGATTCGCTGGTGACGTCGTCGGTCGCCACGCACGTTCCACCGGTCGCCGCTGTCCACAGGCTGACGTAAGCCACGACTCCGCCCGCAGGCACATCGAATGTCACCCCGGCGCTGATCGCCCGAGCTCCGCCCGACGCGGCGGCCATGACGACAGCCTTGCGAGCATAAGTCGGCGTACCGCCGGCAAGCTCGTTGCCCGATCCGTCCGCGCCCGGCGCGCCGCTATGCAGGGCCGCGTACAGGTTGGCGGGCAGTCCGGAATCCAGGACCGAATTTTTCCCGGAAGCAGTCAATGCGCCCATGAAACGCTCCTTTTATTGATGTTTGCCGTACACACGGAATTCAGCCGTCGCCCCCAGGCCCGACCACGTGCCATCGGCCAGGGAGACAACGGGCTGTACGCGGTACACGCCGGCCTCATTGAAATCCCCGTCCCTCGTAGTGTGCCGCACGGACCGTGATTCGTAGACAACCGCCGGCCAGATGACTGTGGCTCCTGTAGGCTTGCGCACGGAAATCCCGACCGTCGCGCCGGCCAGCCCTTCGTACACATCCAAAATGATTTCGGTGCCGATGTCACCGACGTAGGGCTTTTTCTTCGACATCATCACTCCCCTTTGGGCGTCTGTATCCCCGACGCCATGCGCGCGGCCCTGTCCATTTCCAGCCGTTCCCGCTCCCGCAATGCATCCATACGACGTGACTTCACATCGTCCGCCAGACGGCTTTCACGTACCTTGCCCATCTCCTCACGCACGGAAGAGACACGACCGATCAGCCTGCGCAGGAGCGGTAATCGGACTTCACCGCGCAGAGTCGCCGCGCCTTCCAGGTCCCCGGCTTGACGAAGGGCGTCATAACGCTCCTTCATCTCGGTATAATTCCTGCGCACGGCGTAGTAGGGATGGGAAAGGTCCTCGATGTCTTCTCCGGAAACCGACGCATAGGGTTTGGTCATTCCAGATTTATCGCCAAGCCGCGCCTGTTCGCGTTTCGTCGGCCGGGCCAACCTTTCTGTCTGGTGCAGGAGCGATTCGCGGGTGATGTAGGTCACGCGTCCGGAAAGGCCAGCATCAGCCACGTCTTTGTTGTAGCCGGCCACGGCCGCGACCAGGGCCTGCCGCTCATCGGCGTCATTCCCGCCGGCCAGCGTGAACGCCCGGAATCGCGAGTAGATCTTGTCCCGCTTTTCGGACCACCGCTTTTCCTCCTCGATGGCCTCCGAGGTCCGGGCCCGGGCCGTGGCTTCACGCGCCGGGCGGAAGCCGAGCGCCTTGGCCGCGGACTCCCCGGCTGTCGGCATCAACCGCTTGCCGTCCGGCCCCACAACGGGAAAGTTCTTCGAGGTGGACACGCCCTGGGAGGATTCGCGCGCGGCTTGCAGAATCTTGGACAGGCCGGTCGGCAGGATTTTTTCCGCGCCCCGTCCCGGCTGGCCGGCCGCGAAAAAGCCGATGCCGGCCAGCACATCCCGGGCCAAGCCGCCCATGGGGCCGAGCACGTCGGTTACGCTGTCCGGCGTGTCGATCATGGTGCCAAGGGAGCCGGACATGTCGGTGCCGGTCACGAGCCCAAGCAGGCCGAACCGAGCCAATTCCTCTCCTTGGTCGCCCATGTTGCGTCGAATGAAGTCATAGAGCCATTTTTCCGGATCATCATCGGAACCGCCGGCTACAAACAACGCCTTAACGATGGACGTCAGCACCTGGCTTCCCAAGCCGCCAAGCGCCATCGGCGCGGCCAGGGCGAACGTGGCCGCCTGCCAGTCTTTTTTCTGGAACAGCTCATGGACGAGCTGGAGGTAGTTGTGGCCGTACTTTTTGTAGACGTACCAACTCTGGCCGAGTCTGGACCCGGCCGACGTGCCCCAGGTCCAGGCGGGCTGGGTCGCCCGGTCGTAGACGCCGTGCGCCCGGTCGGACGTCTCCCGCGCCCTGGCCGTGGCCGCCTCGTGGTCCGCTCCGGCCGAACGGGCCAGCCGGTAGGCGGCCAGAAGCGTCGAACCCCGGTTGAGCTGCTCGGTCGCCCCGAAAAGGGCCAAGGTCTTGCCCATGAGCCAGGACCAGCTTGTTCCGGCCGTATCGCGATAGGTGGACAGGGCCTCACGGGCAAACTGCGGATCGTCCAGGGACTCTTTGCGGATGCCCTCCAAGAACCGCTTTTCGTCCGCCGTGAAGGAGCCCCACTTGCCGGTCATCACGCCCAGATAGTCGGCCATGGCCCGGGCCGTCTCCCGACCGATCTTGGCCCAGCCGCCCTTGCCCTCCAGGGCGTAGGCGTGGAGCGCCGCAGGCACGGAAGTGGCCATGGAAGAAAGGTTGACCAGGGCCGAACGCGGATTGAGCCCCAAGTATTTCAGGCTGGCCACCGACTTGGCTAGGCTGAAGACCCGGTCCCCCGCCTCGGCGTTACGCAGGTTTTCCGCAAGATAATCCACGGCCAGCCGATAGACGTCGCGTTCCTTCTGGATGTCGATGCCTGTAGCGCCGTCCTGGCCGAAAAGAGCCTTGGAGGCCTTTCCCGCCGCTTCCATCTTGGCCAGGCCGTAGGCCGTGGCCCCGGCGTACCGGGTGTACCGCTCCAGGGCATCTACAAAATAACCTTGCACCACGTCGCCGTGGCGACCCGTGCGCCGGATGGACTGTGCCCTAAACCCCCGTGCCTTAACCTCGTCGGCCAGCGTCTCCAAGAGTTCGCCGACAAGACCGGCGTCCACGTCCTCGCCGACCTGGTTGACGGCGCTTTCCACGGTCTTGGCCAGCTCCAAGGCTTTGATGATTCCCTGCGTGGCCTCGGGCAATTTCTCGATCCGTCCGACCGGTTCCATGTCCCAACCAGCCCGAGCCATCTTCGCCCGCAGTGATTCGGCCCCGGAGCGCCACTCCTTGTGCGCGCGGAAACGCTCCAGTTTGCCGTTCGGGGCCATTCGCTGGCCCCGCACCACATACTCTCCGGTTTCGCGCAAACGGGGCGCATAGGAGCCACGAAGTTGCCCCATGCGCTCGATAAGCTCCTTGAGCGAAAACGATGTGCCGTCCTCGCCGGACAACCGCACATCAGCTAGCTGGCCCTGGATGGTGATGCCGGCCTTGCGTGCCGTGGACACCACTTCGGCCACCTGCTGGGAATAGGGCGCCAACGCATCCGAAAGGGTCCTGTCAGCATGGTAGGCCTTCGCATCGAACGACTGGGCCTCCTTGGCCGGAACGCCGGCTTCAACCAAACGCCGGACGATTTTACGGCCGTAACTGTCCCGGGCCTTGTCCACCAGCGCGCGGTAGGATTTCAGCCGTGCATCGAGAAGCATGTCGTAGCCGTCCCGCATCGAGCGCCAAAGGCCGATGGTCGCTTCAGTCGCGCCATGTTCCCGGAACCAGGCCTCCATTTCCTCGGGTTTGATCTCGTTCACGTCGGCGTAGTCCACGCCTTGATTCAGTATCTCCCGCTGCTTCTTATCCTTGAAGACTTCCTTGGCCGACTCGACGATGGTGCGGCCATCGCCCAGGTCAAAGGCAGCATGCAGCAACTCGTGGGCTTGGTCCGTCCTGTCACGGAAAATCTCGTAGAGCCGCTTGAGGACCGGATGTTTCCAATATTCCGGCGACCGCAGGATTTTGCCAAGCACTGCGGTTTCCTTGAGTGTCCCGCGCAGGGTTGGCAGAAAGGAACGGACATGGGCCGTGACCTCGCCCTTGAACCAGGTCGCCACCTCTTCTTTTTCCACTGGCACGCCGGCCAGCTCGCCGGCCCGGGCAAACCGCGTCTCCTCGCGGGCGAAGGCCGGCGCGGCGACGAACGACGAGCCGACTGGCGCGACGAAATCCAGCCCCTTGCCGTCCACGAAGTCATCGGCCAACGCCAGGATCTGGCGCAGCTCAGCCTTGGTCAGCTTCAGACTCGGGAAAATGGAACGGACCCACTCGGCCATTTTGGCCAGCAGACGGTCCAACACCCGGTGAACTGTGCCGTCCTTGGCCCAGGAAACGAGTATTTCCTCGGCCGCTTCGGCCCGGGTCGCGCGCGTGGAGTCGAGGCCTTGGCGTTCCAGCCACAGGGAAACCTGGCGCGGCATGGCATGCGCGGCCCGGGTCATGTACTCCTGCCGCGCCTCCCGGCCCCCGAGCACCAGGTCGAGCCCGCCGTGCCGGCCCTCGTGGCGCAGCAACGTTTGAACGAACGCGACTTGCCCGGCCTTTTCCGTGGGGATATTCCCGGCTACAAGCGCGATGCGCTTGGTTTCGGGGTTATAGGCCCCGTAGAACCGCCCCGAAACGCCCGCATCCTCGACTTCGCGCCGCAGATCCGCCGGCAGATCGGACTCGGCATGGTAAATGTCCACGATGCCGCGAAGCGCCGGAAACTGCGCAATTCCTTTGCGCAGTTCCCCGGCTACGGCCCTGGCGATGGGTGCGGCATTGGCGGCGCTGGCCTCGGCCCGGGACAGCCGGGCAGCCGGACCGCCGTCGTCTTCCCCGGCGGTCTCCGCCGCCTGCGCCACAGCGGCCAAGTCCTCGTTCTTGGCCTTTTTCAGTTCCTCCTCGACTTCCCGCAACCGACCGGACACCTGGGAGTATTCATCCTCTCTGGTGAACTTCTCCTCCACAAGCCGTTCCAGGGACGCGGCCGACTCCCGAGCCCGATCGAGCTGGCCCTTGATGCGTTCGGGCTCCCGGGAAAGCTCCTCAAGGCCGTTGTTAAAGGAGCGGATAAATCCGGAGGGCGCGCCGAAATTACGCTCGAAAAGGACTTCCCCGTTTTTGGTCGTGACAGTGAAGGCACCGGTCAAGGTGGCCTCGGTGACCATGGCCAGACCGTCTCCCCGGTTAGAGTCCACGCCGACCAGGCCGGCGGATACGGGACGAACCTTGATCTCGACTTCATGGCCGCCGGTCTCGAAGGTAACCGCGCCGCCGAATTTACCGCCGCTCCGCACCCCTTCATAGTGGGCCACGGTCTTGCCCACGGTCTCCTTTTCCAGGCGGCCCTTGAGCCCATCGTACCAATCCGTGAGCTTCCTGGTGAAATCCTTCTTCTCGAACGTGCCGTCCTTGAGCGTAAAGGTTTCCGCCTTGAAGTCCGGGAAAGAGCGCCGCAGCCGATCCACTTCCTTTTCGGCTGCGGCCAGGCTCTTTTCGATGGCCGGTATCCGGCTCTCGCGCAAAAGGTCGAGCTGGCGAATGCGGCCGGCCTTTTCGTCCTGAAAGGCTTGGCGCAGCCGACCCAGGTCCCGCACCTGCCCCTCAAGCTTCACCCGCTCCATGGCCAGCGGGTTGCCGGAAAAGGCCGCCATCATATCCTCGAAGGAGAGCTGGACGTCGTCAAAAGGGTTCTCCATCACGTCGCCGTCGATCTCGCCGCGAAGGAGTTGGTTGATGAACTTCTGTTTGTTCTGCAGGATGTTGAAGCTGACCGAGTCGAGCGTGTTTTTCACGCCGTAGGCCAGGACCTCAACTTCCCCGAACATGTTGCCCTGGCGGCGGATGCGGCCATTGCGCTGCTCCCAATCCATGGGCCGGACCGGTGGGGACAGGTGGTGCAGGGCGGCCAGACGCTCCTGGATGTTGACGCCCACGCCGAGCTTTTCCGTGGACCCCATCACCACCCGCACATCGCCGGCATTGACCGCCTCAAAAAGCTTTTCCCGTGCCTTCTCGTTGAAATCGTAGATGATGGCGATTTCTCTGGCCGGAATGCCCTTGGCCACAAGCTTTTGCTTGAGGTCCTTCCAAACATTGAAGGTCTTGTCCGACGACTGGTAGATGTCGCTGAAAACCGCCTGGGCCGCCCGGGTGTCCTGGTGGTCCTGATACCGCTTGAAAATCTCCTCGGCCGCCGCGTCGATCTTGCCTCCCGGAGCCTCACCCAGCTCCGGGTTGACCAGCCGCATGTCCAGGGCGGCCTTTTGGGCGAGGTTGTAGATGAGAAGCGGCACATGGGACTGCTCCCGCTTCTCCTTGCCGGTCAGATGTTCCCACTCCATCCGCCGCTGCTTGAGGTGCTGAATGTAGCCGGTCAGTTCCGGATTGCGCTCCAGGGACACTTCCTGGGGCCGGCCGCCTCTCAGCTTCGGAATGTCCTTGATGTAGTCCAGGTCTTCAGCCAGCACGATGTCCGCGCCGGCCTTCCACATGGAGATGAGTTCGCCCAGGTTCTGGTAGCGGTTGAACCGGGTCACGGGCTTGTAGTCGCCCGTGGCCGTCTCCTCGATGTCGGTCTTGGTGGCGCAAAAGGTCGAAGCGAAGTCGTCGAACTGCGTGACGTTGAACCGCTCCAGGAGGTCCGGGCGGATGTAGCGCAGGGCGGTCCACAGTTCGGCCAGGGTATTGGAAACCGGCGTCCCCGTGGCCAGGTGGACATTCTTGCCCCCGGTCTTCTCGGCGATGTACCGGGACTTCAACAGAAGCTGCATGGACCGCTGGGAGGAATCCCGGTCCAGGCCCTTCACATTGTCCATCTTGGTGACGAAATCGCCGCGCTTGTAGGCGTGGGCCTCATCCACCACCAGCATGTCCACGCCCGTGTCCTCGAAAAAGACGTTCTCATCCTTGCGCGCGTCGAGCAGGGCCTTGAGCCGCGCCTCGCGCTTGAGCATCATCTTTTCGATCTGCTTGACCCGGGGGGATTTCTTGCCCCGCCCTTCGCTCTTGTCGGCCTGGGCTTCGCGCAGATCCGCCCGCAGGGCGTCCAGGTCCTCTTCGATAAAGGCCGCTTCCCGCTCCGGGGAAATCGCCAAGCCGTTGAAAAAGGAATGGGGTACGATCACGGCGTCCCAATCGCCCGTGGCGATCTGGGAAAGCAGACGCTGCCGGTTGGCCTTGGTCCGGTCTTCGGCATTGGGGGCCAGGACGTTGGCGGCCGGATACAGCCGCTTGAACGCGCTGGCGAACTGTTCCAACGTCGCCCCCTGGACCACGATCATCGGCTTTTTGGCCGTGCCAAGCCGCCGGGCCTCCATGGCCAGGGTCGTGACGAGGTAGGTTTTGCCGGACCCGACCCCGTGGGAGAAGAGCGTGTTTTCCTGGAGCCCACGCGAAACCCCGCGCTTTTGGTGGTCGCGCAGGGTGATGGTATCGACCGCGCCCGGATAATGGGCCACGTCCGGAATGTTGTACTGGCGGGGGATCTGCCCGCCGAAACGCTCGTCGTAGAGGTTCTCCAACTCCGTGGCGACCTTGGGCGTCTCGCGGGCAAATTTGAGGAACTCCTCATGGAGGGCCTTTTGCTTTTCCTGGACGAGAAGCGTCCCTTCCTGGTCGACCACGCGGTTGCGGCCGCCGTTGCCGTCAGGCAGGTATTTGTAAGCCTTGGACAGCTTGAGGTTGAGCGAGTCCTGGAGGATGTCCAAAAGGTCCGTGTCGCCCACGGTCCAACGGTTTTGTGCCTCCTGCGTCAGGGTTCCCTTGACGTCCCAGGAGGACATGCCGTCCTCGCCGGCGCGGGTGCGCGTCTGGGTTGCCCTGCCCCAACGGACGCCCATATGCTCCATGAACGCGGACACCACGCCATCGGGAATCCAAGTCGCTCCCAGCCGGGCGTCGATGCGGCTGACGGGCTTTTTGGGCGGCTGCACTGCCTCCAAGGCGTCCAGGTTGCGCTTGTAATCCGGATTGCTTTCCGCGCTGTCCCTGGCGACCTGGAGCTTTTGGCGCACGTCGCCTGACAGGTATTCCTGCGGCGTTTCGAGCAACCCCGTTTCCGGGTTTTCATAGGCCGCGCCGGTCTCCACAAGCTTCCGCCTGGCCTCGGCCTCGGGGAGGCCGAGCAGCTCACCGATTTTGGCGGCGTCTACATGCCCACGGTAGAGCAGGCTTATTTTGACGGCGTCCTCGGCCGAGGCGGCGGTCCTGGGCTCGGCAAAGGGCCGGATGGTCCGTTTGGTGAAGATGTCGGCCTTGGTGACGACGACCTTCTTGTCGCCGTCGACAACCTGTTCTTCCTTCTTTTCCAGGGCCAGGACGTTGGGGTATTCGACGTCATCGCGAAGAAACGTCAGCTTCCGGTTGTCGAGGAACGGGCCGTGTTCTTCGACAAAGGCGTCATAGAGCCGGCCAAGCTCCTTTTGTTTCGCGACGACGTCCGCTTCGGTCGCTTCTGCGGACAACATGGTCCGAACCAAGCCCTGGGCAGCCGCCTTGACGCCGACATACTTGCGGGCGATGGCCGATCGCGTTGCAGCCAGCTTGTCGTCTTGCCATTCCGGTCGCGCGAGCCGTCCATCCTCTACGGCAAAAACGTCGCCATCCCGGATAACAAGAGTGCCCTCCCGCATGTCCGCGTCGGCCCGCTCGCCAAGGGCCTGAGGCAGGGTCTTCGGCTGGTTGGCCGGCCCTTGGCCCAGGATGTCCACAGGCAACTGTGCCACGGCTTCCCGCACCTGCTGGATCAGGGGCTGGGCCTTGTCCGGCAGGACGGTGTATTCGAGGCCGCCGTGCATGGAGCCGGTCATGGAGTGCCTGCCCAGCACCATTTTCGGGTGGGTCACGAAGTATTCGTTGACTCCGGCCTGGCCCTCGGGCGTCTCCACCTTTTCCACCTGCCGCCAGGGCTGGCCCTCAAAGGGGCGTCCGTCTTTTTTGCGCAGGATCAGGATGTCGGTCGTGACGTCGGTGCCGGCGTTCTTGGAAAAGGCCGTGCCAGGCAAGCGGATCGCGCCCACCAGATCAGCCTTGCCGGCCAAGTATTCCCGGACCTTGCCCCACCGAGTCGTATCCATGGTGTAGTGCGAGGTGATGGCCGCGACCAGGCCGCCGGGCCGCACCACGTCCAGGGCCCTGGCCAGGAAGTAGTTGTGGATGCTCCAACCGGAATAATCCTTGTGCGCCTTGTCGTAGATCGGGAAGTCGCCGAAGGGGACGTTGGAGATGACCAGGTCCGCCGTGTTGTTCCCCATGCGCTTGGCGTCCTGGAATCCGGTGACTTGGATGTCGGCGGCGGGATAGAGTTTATCCAGCAACCGGCCGGTGATGGAATCCAGCTCTACGCCCTTGAGGTGGGAGGCGGCGGCCAGGTCCTCGGGCATCAGGCCAAAGAAGTGGCCGATGCCGGCGGCCGGTTCCACCACCTGGCCGCCGGCAAATCCTAGCTGCCGGACCATATCCCACATGGCCGTGACGACGTCCCGGTCGGTGTAGTGGGCATTGAGCGTCGAACGCTTGGCCGCGTCCCACTCCTCCTTGGAGAACAGGCCGCCGATGTTGGGATGGAGTTCGCCGTACCTGCGCCGCCAGGCGTCGTACTTCTCCAGGTGAGGCGGGTGGAAGAGGACGCGGTGGTTAGCCGGCACCTCGCCGCCGTAACGGTTGGCAAGGTCCTCGAAATCCCTTTTGAAGACCTCTTCGGCCAGGGAGCCCCAGCCCGAGAATTGGGCCAGGACCTTGCGCTCCTGAGGCGTGGGGAGACGTTTTTTCGCCTCCAACTCCTTAAGGAGCCGGACAGCGGCGAGGTTGGCCTTGGCCCGGGTGGCGTTGCCGCCGGGCACCAGCACATCGTCGGGGGCTATGCGGTGGTTATGGTCTCTCGATAGGTTCCGTCTGGAAGGACCGTGATCTTTCGGGGCGGCAGGTTCTCCCACCACGCCCATATCCGGCTTTCCTTTTGCCGGGGCAGGGGCTCGGGAGGATTCTCCGCGCTCAGGGCCGGGCCGTCCGACGGCGCGACCACCGCCAGCATCGCCTCCTGAATCGCGTCCTCCGGAGCCTTGCTGTTCTTGAGCTTGTACTGGACGTTGGCTGACTGCAGCGTCTTCCGGTCGATGGCCTCTTTCAGGCCGTCCGGATTCGTCTGGAAGTCCTCCCACGTCTCCTGGGGCTTGTTCTCCAGGAGCCACGTCAGATGGGCCTTCCAGTCCCACATCCGGTCGGGATCGGTCAGGGTGTGCACTTCCTGCATCGCGCGCTCCTTGGTCTTCCTTCTCGGAAATAAGGCCTTCGCCGGCCGGTGTCGAGGCCTCCGGGCGCTCGAACGCGGCCAGTTCCTCCTTGGTCAGAAACTCACTGTGCCCATCCCGGTAAAGCTGCTCCGGTCCATGCGCTTCGGCCACCACCCCGGCCCGGGTCGGCCGGACCGGAACCGGGGCCTTGATGCGGACTCCACCCTCGCGCACGGAGCGGTTGCCGCGTTCATCCTCGAAGACTTGGTTGCCCTCGCTGTTGACGCCAAGGGGCTTCGCGGTGGACTGCTCCGGAGTAGTCGACGGGCGGGACTCTCTGGCCGGCGCGGCCCCACCTTCCCTGGAGGACTCCTGCACTGCCGACTTTTTGCCGAACCGTTCCAGGAAGGCTTCGGCCTTGGCCTTGTCCGTGAACTGGATGCCCTTGATTGCGCCGTTGCGGGCAAAGCCCGACCAGTAGCCGCCGAGCTTGACGAATTCTTTTTTGAGCCCCGCATACGCCTCGCTCGACGTCCGCTCGTCCAGGGTCACGACATAGAGGGGGTGGCCTCGTTTGGCATGGCGCGTCTCCCGCAAGCTCATGGCGTAACGCGGCCCTTCCTCGCCAGACGCAAACCCTCCCATAGTCGGGGGCGTCGGCTGCTCCTGCGGTTTGGTGGCCGATTGTGCTGGCGTCGTCTGTTCAGCGCTCCCTAACCGGGCGACCAGATCGTCGCGGTTGGCGCGAAATCGCTCGGCGTCAAAGCCGGCCAGCCGGTCATAAACGGCACGCAAGGCCTCTTGTTCGGTCGCGGCTCCGATCACGGCGGCGGTTCCGGACTGTGTTTCCGTGACGGTCCAGCCCTTGCCGCCGTTCAGGTCGTGGTGGGCCACGAAACCCACATCCTCAAGCCCTGGGATCTCGAAATGAACCACCTGGCCTTCGACAGGCTTACGCGCCACCATGTGGTCATCGGCGCGCAGCAGCGCCCCTACCGTGGCTTTTTTGCCGCCCTCCCGCATCCACGGCCGGGCCTGTTCCGTCTGCGGCCGCGCCGTTGCCGGCGTCTGCCCGATAGAGGCTTCCGGTTGCCCCTGGGCCGCCGGCTCCTGTCGGGCCTGTTCGATGCGGCCCACCAGATCTTCGCGCCGGATACCGCCGGGCCGTTCCACGCCGAGGGAGGCGGCCAGCGCGTTCAGCTCCCGCTTGGACTTGGCGGCCAAATCCTCGGCCGGCCGCACCGCCGGTGGCGTTTCGTTCAGGGAATTGGCCGCTTCGTATACAGGCGCCTCGACGTTGGGGGCCCTTCCCTGCTGTCCGTTTGCCGCTTCGATCTCTTGCCCGGCCTCCACCAAAGGCACCTCGCCGGTCGGCAGCGCGCCTTCGGGCGTCTGCTCCACCAGGGCAGGACGGGACGGAGGGACAGAGGAAGGGGGCTGCGACTCGGGCGCGGCCGGTTTTGAACCGGCTTCGACCAGCGGGATCTCGCCCGTGGGGGACGCCGTGGAAACCTGTTTGGGCGTCGCCGTTCCGGGTTCAGCCTGGGACGCCAGAGCCGTCTCCGTGGCGGCCGGACCGACCTTGCGGGGCCGCGCCCGCCGGCCCGTGGGCGCGGCCCCGTCCAAAAAGTCATCCAGCTGGCCGGGGAACGGCGCGGCGTGCTCTTCCTGGTACCGAGCCTCAATATTCTCGGGCTCATAAAATTGACGGGCTCGCTCCTCGGCCGCGACAATGGCCGGCACCAGGACGTCGCGGCGCATGCGCCCCGGCTTTTCGATGCCGAGCGAGGCGGCCATGCGGCGCAGCTCGGAATGGGACAGGTCGGCCAGTTCGGCCGCCCTGTCCGGAGGCACGGCCCCCTCGGAAGCCCCCCCCTGCAGAAGAGATTCTTGGACGGCCGCTTCCGCTGCGGCCTCGGGCGAAACCGGCGCGGCCTGGCCGAGGAAATCATCCTGGCTGGCCGGGAACGGCGCGGCGTGGGCCTCCAGATAGCGGGCTTCCACAGCATCCGGTTCGTTCCATTTACGGGCCGCTTCCTCGGCCTGGAGTACGGATGCCACCAAAGCGTCACGCTTGATCCGGCCCGGGGTATTGATGCCCAACCCGCTGGCCAGGTCATTGAGCTGGCGTTTAGACAGCTTCGCCAGCTCCGTTGCCCGATCCGGACCGGCCAGCTGCGTCGCCGGCTCATTCGCGACATCCGCCTCGGGTACGGCAACCGCCTCGCCCGTCTGCCCCATAGCAGCCCGGGCCGCCACTTCCTCGGCCAAAATCTCATTGAGCGGAAAGCCCCGCGCCTTGCCCTGGCGACGGAGCTGCTCAGCATTGAGCCCAAGCAGAACCTGTCGGGCCGCCTCGTCAGGATTTTCCTCGTGCTGTCCTTCGGCAATGCGGTAGGCCGCGCTCAGGTCTGCGTCAGACAGGCCGGCCACAGAGCCGTCGGCCAAGGCCTTTCCCACTTCGACCTGAAAATCCTGCCGATAGCGCAGAGCCGATTTGTTATGGGAAAAACCGCCCAGGCCGCCGCCCATGACGCCGCCGGTGATTGCGCCGCCCATGGCTTCTTCGGCGACTCCCTCCCACAGGCTGGTGTTTGGATCGATATATTTCCGCGCGGCCTGGTTGTGGATGATCTTTTCGACGGCGTTCTGGCTGGCTTCCTGCCCGGCTTCCAGCACAGCCTGTTTGCCTATGGTGCGGGCCAATGTCTTGCCGGTCTCACCGCCGATGGATTTGCCCATGAAATGACCGGACGGCGCGCCAAGAGCGGCCGTGGCCGTGCCTACGAGCAAGCCGCTGCGCAATGCCTCGCTGCGCGCCACCGAAGCCCGGGCCGCCGCGTGGCGCGCTTCTTCGGGTAGGTCCACCGGCTGTTCGGCAAAAGCCTTCTGATAGTCCGGATGTTGCCGCAACACTTCATCCGGAGCTTGTAAAATCTGATCTTCACCTTCTTTGGCCGCGTACAGGCCACCGATGGTTCCTTCTCCTAGCCCCGATCCGACGATGCCAGCCACGCCGGAACGTAGACCAAGGCCGATCAAGCCCTTCGTGGCCGCGATACCCGGACCGCCGGCAGCCGCCATAGACGGCGCACTTTCGATGATCGAACCTAAAATCTTCGTCGGAGAAGTCGCCCCCTCCCCCAGGCCGTACCCAAAGAGACCGCCGCCGTCCGATCTCTCCCGAAGAAAGGATTTGGACATTTCGGCCTTGTAGGCGTCGGTCTGCTCACTGCGGGTGGCCGCTTCTCGCTGCTTATACAGATCCTCGACAGCCTTCCCTGCACGGTCGAGGCCGACCCACTGCATACTCCGCCCGAGCACTTGGCCGAACTGATCCAGGCCGACTCCGACCGACCGGGCATAATCGCCCACCGTGGGCTTGGACTCCGACAGCCCAAAGCCGCCTTTTGCCAGGACCTCGTCGGCAAGCTGCCCGTCAAAACCGTTCTCCTTGGCGAATTGATCGAGCGGCACTCCAGCGGCGGCAGATCCGCTTCGCTCGTGCAGATCGGCCGCTACATCGGCCAGGGAGACATCACCGTAGTACCCAGAATTTTCGTCCCGGTATCTGGCGAGGTCGATGCCCATAGTCTACCAGCCCCCCGATGCACCGGGCGTAGCGCTTGCACGCCGCTTGGGGTCGCTAAGGCCATATCCGCCGGCTTGATCCGAAGTGCTCGCCGAAGGAGAGGATGTCGATCGCGCGGACAATCCCCCGGGCAGGGCCGGCGGCGTCGGCTTCTGAGAATTCAGGTACTCCATACCTGCTTGGTTTCTAGGCGTGGAGATATACGGCGACTGACCGGGCTTGCCGGTGTAAAGCGGATTTTCGATGGCCGAGTATTCAGGCTGCTTCGCGGCCTCAAGGCCGTATTGGCCACGCACTTGCGCTTCCTGGACACCGTATTGTCCCCGGGTCTCGGCTTCCCGCAGGCCATATCCCCCCTGGATATTAGCCACATCCGCCGCGCCCTTCACGGCCATGGCTCGTTCTTGCAAACCGAATCCGCCCTGGATGCCCGCCACATTGGCCGCATTCTGGCCAGACAACGCAGTCTGCCGCAGTCCATACTCGCCGTGGATGCCCGCCACGTTGGCCGAACCCTGGTTTTGCATCTGCTGCAATCCGGACTGTTGGGCCACGGACTGGGCCCGGCTGGCTGCGTCCTGGCTCCCGGCATTGGCCTGCTGCTGCAAAATGTCGTACTTCCGCTGCAAGGCTTCCTGGAAAAACTGCTGATCCGAGGCCATGGCAATCCCCTAGACACTCGCCGTGTAGTTATAGTTCGTGGAAGTGCTGCTGGAATTACTCGTAGCCGTGCTTGTGCTTTTGACTTCGCTGGTCGACTCGCTCACGCTCTTGGCTTCGGACACGGATTCCGACCAGCTCGACCCCAGCGACACGGCGGCGTGGACCATGCTGCCGGCTGCTGCGAAGCCCTGGCCCGCCACCTGAGCAGCGGCCATAAGTCCCCGTCCTTGCAGATCAGCCTGGGCCTGGGTGCGTTGCAGCTCCAAACCGGCTTCCTTAAGGGAAGCGTCCAGCCTGGCCTGCCATTTTTGCACCTCGGCTACGAGCTGCTGGATCTTGGCTTGGTTTTCGGCCGACACGCCGCTGACCTCGGCCTGAAACAGCGCCACTTGGTTGGCGGCATGGCGGGAAAGCGCCTCGGCCTGGCCGAGCCGGCCCTGCCATTCGGCCTGGAAGGCCTGGGTTTTTGCCGTGAAAAGCTGCACACGCGAGGCGTTGAGCTGGCCGGCCACGTTGGCCCGGATCTCGCCGATCTTGGCTACGGCCCCGGCCGCCTCCACCTGCCCCTGGTAGGCGCGCACCTCGCTTTCAAACGCCTCGGCCCGGGCCTTTTCGCCGGTGATCCGGGCCACCCGGGCGTTGACCTGGGCCGTCACCGCGTTCACCTGCCCGATGTAGGCCTGAACGGACGTCTCAAAGGCCTGGATGCGCGCCTTGTCCACCTCGGCGGCCACAGCCGCGCCTTCCATGCGTGCCTTGTAAATGCCGATGATCTCGCCCACGGCCTGGACCCTGGCGACATAGAGGGCCACGTCCTGCTGGCGCAGCTCGCCACGAATCCGCGCCCCCTCCATGGCCGTCTTGAAGGCCTCCAGATCGGCCAGGGCCGCCCGGATACGCGCCTCGAACACGGCCGCCTCGGCAGTAAAAGCCGCCACCTGGCAGTTAAAAAGCGCCACCCGGGCGTCCACTTCCTGATAAGCGAACTGCGCCGTGGCCTTGGCCGCCTCCAGGGCGCGGTCATTGCCCTTGTTGAACACGTCCAGGCACACGCCCACCACGGCGGCCAAGGACTTCTCCACGGCGAACTGGCGGCTTTGCACCGACAGATCGGCCTTCTTCGCGGAAATCGTATTGAGAAGCCCTTCCAGGGACTTCTCGGCGTCCAGCTCCACCAGCCGGAGGCGCTCGTGAGCCTCGCCTGGCAGGCGCTCGTAGCCCATGGCCGAATACTCGGCCACGATCTCTTCCTTGCGGCGCTCCCGCTCGGCGACAACCCACCGCTCTTGCTGTTCGAATACCCGGCCCGTCTCCAGGATTGCGGCCACGTCGCCGCCGTTCTCCAGGTCCTCCAGCAACCGCTGGCGCAGGGCCGTCCACAGCGGCGACTCGAATGCCCCTTCCTCGTAGACGAACACCCGCCCCGGCGTTTCCATGTCCGGCAGCACCGGCCGCACGCCCTCGAATTGCGGCTGGATGAGCGACGGCAGGGCCGGGATGTCCACAGCCTCGAAGACCGGAACCTCGGGCAGCTCCACGTCAGGATCGGCCGGCAAAGCCACATCGGCCACCGTCGGCGCGGGACCCGGAGCCTCGGGCAAAGTCAGGTCGTCAAACCCCGGGAAGTTCAGCTTCGGCGCTTCACCGGAAAATATCGGCACTTCGACGTCCGTAATGGACGGCTCCACCAGCGCCGGAACATCCGGCGCGACCGGCCCGGCGACAACGGGCGCAGAGAGTCCAGGCGCGCCCGGCCGTTGCGTTAACGACACGCCGTCCGGCTCGCCTGACACATCAACCGATGGGTAGCCGCCGACAATGAACAGCGAGCCAAGACGCGCCATCGCCATATTGACAGCTTGATACATGTCGCGCTGGTACTGCATCGCGTTCTGCTGGATCGTCCCAATCGCTCCACTGGCGTCGTTGCTAGCCACCGGCTACCCCCTTCCCCGTCGGCCCAGGGATTCCAGTTCCAGATCGATGCCGGTCACGGCAAAATCCCCGCCGTCGCCCTCGATGCGCCACTGCGCCTCGCGGCCCGGGCCGCCGCCGCGCAGGGAGAACGACCCACGCCCGGTGCGCAGGGCCTCGCGCCACTCGCCGTCGCCCAGGCGCACCGACAGCGACAGGCTGTCCTGGCCGCTGCCCAGGATCGAGGCCGACCGCGCCCGCTTGAACGCGTCGTCGCCGCCGTCCGTGCGCGGCCCCTCCACCACCGGGCAGATGGGGTCGCCCGCGTCGTCGTCGCCGCCGACCAGATACAGCCCGTCCGGCGTGGTGCCGTAGACCAGGCCGCCCAGCGTCAGAAAGCTCGTAAAGGGCTGGTTGGTGAACTGGCTCGCCGCGCCGGCATCGGCGGCGTAGGCCAGGCAAAGCGTGTTCATAGCCACCTCGAAGGATCGTGGGAAAGGACCGCGGAAAAACCAGGGACGCCCTGGACGGCGTGCCCGCGCACCTCAAAAAGCGGCAGGAGGATCTCGCCACGGGCCACGGACTCCTGGTGCGCCGTGCCTGCGACCTGGAACAAAGGAAGGGACACCTCGCCCCGGGCGGACGGTCCTTGCGCCCCCCGCCCCCTGATGCCCAGCAGCGGCAACACCACCTCGCCCCGGGCGCGGTTGTCCTGGACGGCGTGCCCCAGGACCACAAACAACGGCAGCGTCACTTTCCCATTGGCCAGGTTGTCGTGGTCAGCCGCCGCGTTGATACGGAACAGCGGCAGCGTCACGGAGCCGCGCGCGGCATTGCCGCAGCGGCCGAAAACATCGAACAACGGCAGCGCGCATTCCCCGTTCGCCCCGCCCCGGCCGTCCACCGAGAACAGCGGCAACGCCACCTCGCCCGTGGCCGTATTGGCCTGGGAAGCCGTTCCGGAAACACCAAAAAGCGGCAGAGCCACAGCGCCGCGCGCCCCGCCCCGGCCTTCCACGGACAAGGTCAGCTCCCCGGAGAAATCCCGGAAAAGCTCAATCTCGCCCTCGGCATGGTTGCCGGTCGCGCCGGAAACCTGAAACAGCGGCAGCGAAACCGCGCCTGACGCCCGGTTGACGGCGAGCTGGGCGTAATAGCCGGACGAATCCACGGACGAAAATGACGTCGCGGTCAGGACATGGCTGATACGGGTATAGACATCCTGCACATCCAGCTGGCGTTTAACCTGGGCCGCCGTGACGTCATAAGGCGAAGGCTGTTTGGTCCATTCAAGAGGAATCCACTCCTCGTCCGTTAGCCGGCGGTAGATGACCCAGGCATGGCCGATTTCGGCAAGGTCCGTGGACAGGGCCCGGCCGCAAAGGGTGCGCACCCGGCCGGGATCAACCCCGGCCGCCAACAGCAAGGCATGGATCAGGAAGGCTCCGTCCTCGCAGTCGCCGTACTTGCGCTTCCAGGTGGCCACCGCACCGGTCCAACGGTCGCCGATGCCGGAACCGTCCTGCACGTAGGTCAGGAGATTGGAGACGAAATAGACCACGGAAATGGCGCGCTGGTCGTCATCGTCGTCATAGGCGCAAATCTGCGCCGCCGCCTGGATGAGCGTGTCATGGCCCTGCTGCAACAGACTGACGACGGCCGCCGACGTGGCCCCGCTATCGATGGGCTTGTCCAGGCCGAAAGAAATCCCCTCGATCGCAAAGAGCGGCAGAGACACGCTCCCGGTCGCCCCTCCCCGGCCATCAGCCAGCAACAGCGGCAGCGTGTCGCCGGCAGACGCTGGAAGGGACGCCAGTCCTTCGATGGACGCGAAGAACTCGAAGAGATTATCCATGGGTCACCACGAAATACGGATGCCGCACGGACCAAATCGGCATGCTGATGTACTGGAGGGTCAGCAATTCCCCTGATGCGGAAACGATTTTGATGACGGTCTGATGCACGAACAGATACCACTGCCCGAAAAAGTAGAGATACTGCGGCAATGGATCGAACTGGTTGGAATAGATGAATTCGCGGACGCTGCCCGCTTCGGCGAAGGCCACAGGATCGCTTTCGGAAGCGGCGATGCCGGTGGCGCAATCCACGGCCGCGACAAAGGGATCTTCGTTGCCCTCGGCGTCATGGCGGACGATGCGCTTGCAGGCGTTGAAACGCAGGGTCTTGTCCAGCGCCGTCTCGCGGTAAAAGCTCGTGAACCCGTCAAAGGACAGCTTGAGGGAAAACGCGCTGTCGCTGCCCGTGTCGGAATAGACCATGGCCAGATCGGGCAACGGGCTGCCCGGGGACAGCACGCCCTGGACAAAGCCGCTGCGCGGCGTCTGGGCCAGCCAGAGCCGGGTGCCAACACTGGCTCCGGCCACGGCCTCGCCGGCCCTGGCCCCGAGCCGGACCTCCAGGGATACGGGGAAATCGGCAAAATCGCAGTGCGCCGAGGCAGGGTACTCAAACTGCATCGTACACCTCGAGCGAACACGATTGGATGATGAACGCCGCGCCAGGCCGAGTCGTGGAATAAATCTGAATCTCCGGGTCAATCAGCAGGCCATTCCACAACACTTCGCCGCCGAATTCCCATGCGCTGCTTGTCCATCTGTACGTGCCGTCGACATACAGGCGCGAAGTAAAATTCTTATAAATCAACAGGTCATAGGCGTGCCAACGCCCATCCGGAAAGACAAACCCGCTTTGCCTATGCACCTGGACGCCTCCCGCCCTGACGTCCACGCACCCCATGTCGCCCCAGGTGAACAAGTTGAACCCTTCGCCGCCGAAGGCGTTGTTTGTCAGCCAAAAGACAAAACGGACCTCATTGGTGTAATCGTCATCAGGATACCGCGCGCCGAAATCCGGCATCTTCGCCACAAGCCGCATGTGCAGCACCCCGCCCCGGAACACACCCTTGGCGCGTATGTACTGGCTGAACTTGCGCTCGTAGATGCCCTCTTCGGGCACTTCTTCATAAATCGTCCGAGGGACGAACGCGGGCGTGCCTCGAATACCCTCCACGACGTCGTAGACGCCGAGCGGCCCATAGCCTGAATCCCCGGGCGGTTCCATTTCCAGCGGCCGCAAGTCGTCTCCCCGCCCGCAGCCGACATAGATGCCCCGCTCGTTCTGGCACCAGCCCAGGCGGGCCGGCGGTTGCGGCACATACAGTTCGTTGAAGCGGTGGGTTCCGGCCGCCGCCAACAGCGCTTCACGGTCCGACACGCCGGCAGCGCCGGGCTTCAGGCAGCCGATGGACGTACAGCGTTCGTCAATGATGGACATGCAAACCGCCCTTACACCGTGATCGGGACATAGCCGGCCGCCACAAGCTGGCCGGCCTCCTGGTCATCCGCCACGAACACCCCGTCCAGCACTTCCATGGCCAGCACCTGCGCCTCCGCTTTGGACAGCGCCCGGTGATAGAATCGGAGCAGGCCGATATCCATGGAAGATGAATACACCCACTCCGACGTATCTTCTGATTCAGGACTTGTTGCTTTTGGAGTCAACCGCCAACTATCTGAGCCGACCATTATTTTCTCGCTCCGGCCAAATCCGTCCATGTTGACGTACGTTCCAGTCGAAGCGATTCCAGATTTCAATTGTATTGTTCTTTCACCTAGCTTGGCGACATACAGATTAATTACACCATTTTCATCATATGACATCAAAACATGATACCATAACCCAATGTCTAATGGATCTGAAACAATGGTGTTTAAGTTATACTCACTTTCAAAGTCACAAATTTTTCCGGCAATAATTCTATCACCATTAAACCAGCACAGACCCATAATATTGACGCCGATCATGTAGCCTTCCGGGTGCGCAACAGGAAACGGCTGCATCCCAAACGTCACATCCGGCCGAGCGTCCGCCACAAACCGCTTGTACTGGTAATCTTTCAGGGTGAAGATAGTAGCCTTAATCGAATTATCCTGGTTACGTTCGTATTCTACAGAATAGACCGTGGCATACCTCTTGCCGCCGTCATCAAGCGAGGCAACAGCCCGCGTTCCGACCGCCTTGCCGTGATCGCCTTCGACCTTGAACTTGCAGTAAGAGGCATAGGGCGCGAAATTTTGCACCTCGGCATTTTCAGACCAGCTCGACACAAATTCGCCGTGCAGCGTTTCAAGGTCACCGGTCGACACCTTGTCCCAGTAAGGAGAGGCCGGGGCATAGTCAGACGCCATCAGCGGTTCATTTGGGCAAACGCGACCGATCTCCCGGCAGCCGATTTGCCTCTCAATGCCGGCCACAAAATCCTCGTTGAAGCTCGGCCAGGGGTAGGTGAAGTTGACCCAGTGATTCGAAAACCGGGATGGAATTTTATAGCCGACCAACGGGGCAAGGCTCCCGGGGCAGGCCGACGACCACGTGACGCCATCTTCCGAAGTCAGCAAGCGCGCCTTGATCGGGTTCCAGACGGTGTAGCCGTTGCCGAGTTCCGCGGTGCGGTACTGAAACGAGTAGTCCACCTGGATCGGCTCGCGCAGTCGCACGACACAGGAGATGGAGAACGATCCTTTCGCCGGAATATGGGCAGAGGCCATCTTAAACTGCGAATAATACTCACCGGAATCCGGCCCCACACCTTCCAACCAACACGTCCGGTAGCGTCGGGAAATGGAACCATCCGGCGAAGTCCCCGGAGGCGGCAGGCCGACGTCGTCCAGATTTTCGAAGACGGTCCCAAACCCCTCGTTCGACGTATCGCCGTCGAGGCTCCCAGCCTTCAACAGAATCTCGTTGTGCAGTTCCTGCCCTTCCTGGAAGCCATAGCGGGCAAAACACCCAGGGACCCAAAAAAACTGCCCGCCCGACAGCGTCGGCACAAGTTCCGGCGCAACCCGGCCGGAGCTTGTCCGTCCCACCGGGCAATGGATGCGCAGCTGAAAAATGCTCCCGGCCTTGTGCACCTCGATCACGGTGCCGTCGTCGTATTGGCGGCTCACAGAGCAAATGGCCTGGTCCCCCGAACTGGCGACCAGGCCGGCCTTCAGTTGCCGGGCGGCCCCACGGAACATGGCGGCGCGCTGCCAATCCCCGGTCAAAGACCAGCAGTCCTGGTCCGGAAACCGGATCAAGTCCTGGCTGTACGGAAGCAGCGGCGAAACGTCGTCATGCCTATCCATGGGGCCGTCCTGCGCAAAAGGCCGGCTAAGAGGCCGGCGTCACGACGTCGAAGCTGTCCACGGTCGTGGTCTGCCCCGCGACAATTGCCGTGGAAGCCAGCTTGAGCTGGCCCGAACCCGTGCCGCACACGCCGTCCAGGCGCGGCGCGGTCGCGCTCGGCCCCGTGGTCCGGTCGTTGGCGTACAGCCGGAACCAGCCCGCCGTGCCGGACAACAGGCCCAGGCCTGACCAGACCTGCGACGACAACTTCGGCATTGATCCGGCGGCGGCGTCGCCGAACTGCAAGGCATTATCCGTCGAACCGGGGGTGAACACGCCCGAGGAAACCGTGATTTCCAACAGGGGACTGCTCCCTTCGGTGTCGTCAGCGCTGGTCGGCTGCGAACCAGCGAACACCCGGATGACGCCGTTATTAAAAATGGACTTGAAGCTGCCGGTCGCCAGGATGCCGTTACGCAGCCCGGTCGAGAGTCGAACCCCCATGGCTCCCTCCTACGGATGCAGCACGACCACGTAGCGCCGCGTGGACGGCAGCCAGACAGCCGCCGCCCGCAAGGCCGGCACGTCCATGGCCACCTGCGAATGGGTGAGGTTGAGAACAACGCCGTCGGCCAGGCCGCCGTGGATGCCGCTGCGCGACGTCCACAGGCAGGCCGCCGCCGGCGGTATCCTGGATGAAAGGGCATCAGCCCGAACGGCCACGTCGCTGCCCACGGCCGTCACCGGCTCCGGGCTGGCCAGCAGGCGCGGCATCCCCTTGATCGGATCAGTGCCGGCCAGAAAATAGACTCCAAGTGCCGTGCCGACATACAGGCCGTTGTCCACCGGCCGCAGCATGGCGATGTCCGCCGGCATGGGGATGGAGCCGGCCCCGGTCTTGTAGAAATGCCAGCGCCCGGCCCCGGCCGTGTAGCGCAGGTCGCGCCCGTCGGCCCACCAGACCCGACCAGCGAATCCGGCCAGCACACCGCCGCCCGGAGCCGGCGACACATGCCGGCCGGCCTCGGAGGCCACAGGGAAGAGCTTGCCGCCCCAGGCCACGGCCTGGCCGTCCTGGATCAGCCCGGCCTCCACGCCGTTGTCCCAGAAGACCAGATCGGCCAGCGCCGCGAACCGCACCGGCCCCGTCGTCGCCAGGGTCGCCAGCTCCCGCGTGGCCGGCCCGGGCCGCACCTCGCACAACACATTGTCCACCACGGCATAAGCCGTGCCGTCCGGCGCGTTCCAGCCGTCACGCCAATGGCCGCCTGCCGCCTTCACGCGCCCCGGCCGGCGGGCCAGACGACGGCCGCCGTCCAGGATCTCCACGTCCGTGGCCACGGCCAGGGCGCACGCGCCGCTTCGCCGGTCATAGGCTACGGACTCTGGGTCGCTTACGGTATCGAGGCCGCGAAAGGCGCGAAAGGCAAAGCGCATCATACCAGCGACCTGCCGCGAAGCTCGTTTGAGCCAGCAATGCGCGCCCGATAGCCCGTGGCATTGATGTCCCGCTTAAGTTCGCGAATGGCCTCTTCGGCCATCGCTCTATAATAGTTTGCGTTTTTCTTTCCCTCGAAAGCGTCTTCCCTGGAGTCAAAGGCCCTGGCCAAGATGCCGTTCACCAGCACATTCCGATGCAAATGTTCCGGAACGGCCTCAATGATGACCGCCGCGACATTGACCGCCACAGACGCCTCTTCAACCAGGGGGCCAACCACCCGGCAGGAAGAAGCCGACGCAGTCTCCACGACGTGCTCGCCATCGTTGCTGACGCTGCCCAAAACCGTAAACACGTCCCCGGGCTGGAACCGACCAAACAGCGGGACATCCGCCGTCAGTAATCCTGAGGAAGCAAAGGCCACTCGGCCCGCGCCCTGTTCCAACGTATGCGGCATCCGGTAATAGCCAAGGATGATGGTTGTCTCCGCCTCGGGCGCGGGCCAAACCCGTAATTGAGTGGTGCCCACGGCCGCCACAAACCGGATTCCGCCGACCGGAAAATGGGCCGAGTCCAACCGGGCTCCATCAAACCGCGAAGTTACGACATCCAGCGGCCGGCCATCGCTGTCTGCAGCGCAGAACAACTCCCGCTGGAAATTGCCGGGCAAGGCGGCTACCGAAGCCCCGGCCGGAACGACGACGGCAGCGGCGGCCTCCAGATCGGGCAAGAACACCCGGAAGGCCGCCGTCCGCAACGCCTCGTTAGCGTAGCGATTCAGCTCATCGTCACCAACGGACGCATCCAGGAGCGGCCGCCGCGCCTCTTCGCGCAGGTCAGGGAGCAGCAAAACCCGCCCCCACGTTCTCCGCGCCGGCCGTTTCCTCGTTCGCCGGGCCGAGGTACGTGATCGGGAAACGCTGCACCATGCGCATATCCACGCCGCCGTCTTCCAACACCTCGACGTCGGGCACCTGGGCGTTGCGCAGGATCTCCAGCACCGCCTCGGAAACGGTGCATTCCGTATCGCGAGGGATCTGAAAGTTGACGCCGGCATGGCACCCCGTAACGGCCCGACGGCCCTCTTTGGTCTTCTCGCTGGCGATCACGATCCGGTGGCCCGTCGTCTCGGACGCGACGGGCGATTCCTTTTTGGCCATAGCATCCGCTCCTTATTTGGGCAGGACCAGCGGCGTAGTGGCGGTATGGCCTGGCGGGTCCGTACAGGCTACCGAAGACACCACGCCGTCGCCGCCGCATTTGTGCGCATGATTTTCGACCGCATCGATGACCAGCCGAAACGCCTTTTGCAGGGCGATCTTCGTGCCGGGATCATGGACGCTGGACAGGATATCGTTGAGAGTGCGTTCCATGGCCGCCCCCTACAGGCTTTCGCCGGGGATCACGCCGGACAGGTTGTAGTAGGTCGCCGTGACGCTGGCCGCGTCCAAGGCCGTGGTGCCGCCCGTGAAGGCCGTGGCCGCGCCGTTGGACACCTTGACCGCGCCGAACAGGCACAGGCCATAACCGGGATCGGGCACGACGATATCGCCCGACTCGTCGGGAACCACGGGCGACACGGTGACGTTGCCGGCCGCGTCAATGGTCAGAAAGACGGCCGAAGTCTTCCCGGCGGCCACCACGCCGAGGGTGACCAGGGAAATGGTGGCCTGGGCCGCCTTGGCGTAGATTTTGCCGTTGATGCGGTAGTCAAAAGCCGAAGCCTTGGCCGCCGGGCTGCCGGCCGCCGCGATGGTCAGACCCGGAGGGCCGATGGGTCCGTCCCGCAAGAAGCCGAGCAGCGACGCCTGTTGCTCGCGCGGAAAGGCGTCGGTAAGCGTGCGATTCATGGAAGAGCTCCTCGTTGTATTTTGCCGCTAGATGGAACAGGCCACTTCGACCCGGGACAGCCACAGATCCTGGAGGATCTTCGCCACGTAGTAGCTCCTCCAGCCCACGTAGCCCCGCTGGCCCAAGGGGTCGTCCTTGTCACGCTTGTCCACGGGCACGACCGAGATCTCCACGGGAGAAACGGCCGTTCCCTTGCCATCGGCGTTTTTGGTCTTGTAGCCCTTGAGGGCGACGCAACCGTAGGAGTCGGCTCCGAAGATAAGGATGGGATAGACGTCGGCCTTGCCGCCGGAAGAGCTCAGGACCGAACCCCCGGCATCGCCGCCCGCGCCGGCCCAGGCCGTCAAAACGTTGTTCTTGAGAAAGCGCACCGGACCGATCGCCCCGATCTCCTGGGGATAGGGCGAGACCGAACCGTAGTTCTTCTTTTCCACGAACCGGTCGCAGTTCTGGATGTCCTTGGCCAAGTCCGAATGGCAGACCGCGATATAGCAGTCGTCCAAGGCCTCGGTGCCGTAGGCCGGCGTGCTGGAAAGGGCCTTGGTGATGGGTTCGGCCAGGTTGCGTTCCAGCATCCGCACCACGTTCTGGATCAGACCGTAGTTAACCGTGGTGTTGACCGCACTCCTGGAAGCGCCATTGGCGTAGAAGACGTTGATGCCGCCGAGGAGCTCGGCTGCCGTGACCTTCTCGAACATCACGGCGGCGGCCTTGCCCAGGTAGTCCTTGGAGAGCTGCAAGGTCGGGTCGGTATGCGTGTCCTCCACCCGGTTGGTGATCATGTACAGATCGTAGTATTCCTTCAGGGTGGCGGCTACGTCTTCCCACTGCATCTTGCCCGGCTTCGGCGTCACGCCCTCGGCCAGCACCTTGGGATCGGTCGGCAAGGGCAGATAGCGCCGCCATTCGATGACCTCGGTCTGGTTCTTGGGAATCAGCGCATGCTGCGCGAAAAGGCACAGCAGCAGCCGGGGATACATGACCTTGAGGAACTCGCTAGCCAGGTAGGCCCGCGTCCGATTGGAAACGTCTTGGGTGGTCGTCGTACCGAAACGGGTCATACGATGTCCCTTTATTTAAGCCCGAACGCCTCAATGATCGCGCCGTCGTAATCATCCGGATCGGGCGCACCCGCGAGGGGCGCGACCGGGCGACGATTCCCCACCGATCCGGCTTCTTCGGCCCGGCGGCGCTTGTCTTCATCAAGCTGCGTGTCAGGCTTTTTGTTGAGTGTTGCCTTGTACTGATCGAGCAGGGCAATCACATCGCCCGCCCTTCCCTTCTTCAAAACCTGCTTCATGCGCTCGGCCTCGGCCCAGGGCTGTCTATCCACCCAGCCGTTGAGGCCATCGACGAATCTCTTGGACTCTTCCTGGAGGGCGGGGTCCGTTGATCGCAAGCCGCGCGTTTCCGGGTGCCGTTCCTCCACTTTAGCGTCATGCTCTTCACGGGTGATGGCCCGCACTTCGGAAGACACGCTGTCGAGCCGCATCTTGAGGGCGATGTTCTCGGCCGCGATGCCGGCCACATCCGCCCCGGATTCCCGCAGAACCTTCCGCAGCCGCTCGCCCACGGGCCCGGCCGCCTCAAGCAGCGGATACAGCTCGGGGAATGTGTCCCGAAACTCCTCGGCATCCTTTTGGATGTCCTCCGGGATTTCCACGGTAGCCAGCTTTCCGGCATCACCCCCACCGGCACCATCCTGACGGCTCTCCGGACGGCTTTCCGGTCCTTTTCCGGACCGGAGCGCGGCCAGCTCCTCCTCCAGGTCCTTTTTCCGGGCTTCGAGGGCGGCGGCGCGTCCGCCCAGAGTCTTGAGCTCCTGGCGCAGCTTGGCCGGATCGTCATCTCCGGCCCCGCCGGCCTCGTCTCCGGCTTCCGGCTTCCGATCCGTCCCCTCGCCGGCTCCCTCGCTCCCAGGGCGATCGTCCGTTTCGGAGCCTAAATCGCCTTCTCCCCCGGTTTCGCTTCCGCCGCCGTCCTGGCCATCGGTTGCGTCACCGCCTCCGGCATCGCCACCGGCTTCCTGCCCCCGGTCCTCTTCCTGGCCGGGGCTCCCGCCTTCGCCGAACGCGACATCAAAGTCGTCGCCGTCGATTTCCAAACCTTCCATTATCCACTCCTTGCCCCGGTGCCGCCTTCGCGGGCCAGGGTCGCTGCGGGTCGCGACCGGTCAGCCGCGATACCGATAAAATGTCGAATCAGCCGCCGTATGCGCCGCTTCCGGAAGGCGCGGGCGCGGGCTTCCCGGCAATATCCTCCTCGATCTTCTCCAGGACCTGGACCTGGCCCTGAAACCGCCGGAAATTCCCGTCGTCAGCGGTCTTCAGGGCCTTCATCGCCTCTTCCCGGTACAAGCCGATGAGGCCTCGGATCGCCATGACGCCCCTGGAGAGCCCTTCCTTGTGCACCTCGCGGAGAAAATCCTTCTTATTTCCCGCCATTCTCGTACGCCTCCTCCCATATCTTCATTGCTTCGTCGGCCTCGTCCCGGATCTCCAGTTCCGTTATCTGCAAATCAACGGAAGAACGCTGGCCGCTGGCTGTCTTGTCCACGGAAACACCGACAACCGAGACCTTGGCCGTAAGAAAGAACTCCTCGTCCATCTCGAAATCTTCGGCCTTCATCTTGAGCTTTTTCAGTGTGTCATCGTTGAGCGAGAGCCGAAGACCGTAGGGAAAGTCGGGAGCTTCGCAAGCAATCGGAACTTCCTTGGATTGCTTCTTCGAAGCTGCGTTTTTCATGGACTGCATGGAGGCCTCCTACGCAGCCTGTTGCAATCCGGGATTGCCCGGCTGCGCGGTGGCTGACGCCAGTGCGGGTTGCGCGGTTTCAGGCTGCATGCCGGCCGATGCCGCGTCACCGGCCGAAGCCTCTTGGATCGATTGACCAAGAAGCTCTTGCAGCACCGCCGCCGGGGCGATATTCCGGGATTCCATTTCCGCGATGATGGCCTTGATCTTGCCGGCGGTCGCTGCCTGGGCCTGCATGGCAAGCTGCTCCATCTGCCGCCGCTGCACCTCCGCATCGCTCAGGAGGATCGGCTTGCTGATTTCCATGGAAGCCGCGATCTCTTTAAGCAGCTCGCGGTTGTCGATCATGGGAGCGAAAGCCGGATTCTGCGTGGCCATCTGGGCAAAGAGCTGAAGCCGCTGCGACCGGACCTCCTTGGCAACGAGCGCCGTCGCGCCGCGCGCCACAACCGAGAAATCCCCCTTGATGTCCGTCCGGCTATTGAAGTCCATGTTCCAATGATACAGAGCAGTCATGTACGGGCTGGTCACGTTGTCATCGAAGACCTTGACCATGGCGGCGATGTTAATGGTGAGCGCGCCCATCAACATGGACATGCCACCCAGAGTCTTGGCGGCGTCCGCGACATTGCCGTCCCCATGCACCCATCGCGGCGTCGACTGCTCATCCATGAACTCGTCAAACAGTTTGATCATGGTCTGGAATAAGGGGATGTTGTTCTGGACCTGATGGAAGACCATGAAATTTTTGAGGTCATCGGCGTTATCAAACAGGAACACACGGAAGGCGTGCAGCTTGCGCGCATCCTCATTTTGCGCCAGGGCGTCATTGTTGATGCCGATGATAGGACCGGCCGAAACGCTGGCGTTATCCAACATGGCCCGCACGGAACCGTTGAGCGCCCGCTGCGGATGATGCAGGATGCGGGCGACGCCCTCGCCGAAGATCGAGGCGTCATCCTTCTCGCAGTAATAAAGCTGGTACGGCATGGCGACGCCCTTGACCGGGGCAAGGACGGCTTTGATGATCTGGTCGCCCAGCAACCAGACGTTGCAGAAGAACTCCTGGTCGACCTGGTCTTCGGGGATCTTGACGCCGGCTTCGACCAGCTGGTCGCCACGCAGCCAGCCCCATCGCTCCCACACGTCGAACCGGCCATCGAGGTTCACAGTGGCGGTCTTCTCGCCCACACGCCGCAGCTCGGCGTCTATCCTCCGCTCCTCGGCATCGCCGTCCTTGTTCCGCCGCAAGTATTCCCGGATGATCTTCCCGTTGAACGACGCACGCCCGGCCAGCTTCATGACCTCGCCGTAGAGCATTTGGTAGAGCTCCCACGCATAGCGGCAGGAGCCGATGTCCCTGGCGGACATATCCGGGTAGAAATTCCAGAGATTGACGGCGGTCGAGGTCGGCCGCAGCTCGATCGGCTCGTGCACGAGTTGCCAGTCGGTCTGGACGGTCTCTATGCCCGAGGCATCGCTGACGGTTTTCACCGTAGGGCGCCAGACGGCCTTGACGCGTTGCTCCACCAGCGGCCCCTTGTGCACGCCCGTGCCGAGACGCACCGCCGACCGCACCACCTCCAGCATGGTGGCACGGTAGCCGCTATGGTCCGGAGCCTCCGCGAGCTGGTCCGCCATGACCTTGCGCATGGCTTCGGCACGCTCCTTGGCGACCTCCGTCACGCAATCCGCCAGGACGCGCTGTTGCTCCATGGCCCGGCTTGTCGCCTCGGCCATGCCATCCTTATCGAGCTGCGGCTCAGGCGTCGGACCGATCTCCCAGTTCGGGTCGCCGGACTGCGGAAACAGGATGTCCATGATCCTGGCTTCAATGGTGTCGCATTTGACCTTGGTCTTCCTAATAAAGACCCTCGACCGATCCTGATCGATCTCTCTTAGGGTCTTATCGTCGTAGATGCCTTTGTACGCCCGCCAATCTTCCAGCCAGACATCCTCTTGCAGTTGTCGGTCCAGCTTGGCTTGGTCGCGTTCCGATGTCAGCTTGCTGGCAAGCTTGGGAAGCATCTCGGACATTTTAGGCCCCCTTACCAGGCTTACCGGTAAAGACCGCGCAGTCGCGATAGTCCGCCAGACGCTTGAAGATGGCCTGCGGCAACGGACAGCCCAAGGCGCGCAGATGGCCCATCACGGACAGCATCTCGTTGATGACCAGATAGATGATGATCCCGGCCCTGAAATCGAAATGCAGCAGGCCTTCGG